TCAGCTAGCTGGAAACTTTTTATACAGAGTTGAGAGCCCTACTCCATACGTTTTTGATACGCTTTGTCGTGATTCACCGGTTGCCATCCGCTCCCCCATTTCCCGCCATTGCTCATCCGTGAACTTAGGCCTGCGACCACCAACTCGCCCTTTTGCCCTGGCTACGGCCAGCCCTGCTAAGGTACGTTCGCTATTAAGATCAGATTCATATTGTGCTGCGGAAAGGATGTTACGAAAGTTATAGCGGCCGCTGGCTGTTTTGAGATCCACGCCATCGGTAATACTGCGGAAGTTGATACCCTTTTCCTGTAACTGCTGGAACATCAACAGCGCATGCAGAACGTTGCGGCCTATCCTGTCCAGCTTCCAGACCACCAGTTCATCCCCCGGCTGCATAGTGGCGATCAGCCGTTTTAGAACCGGCCGATTCGATTTCCTCCCGCTGGCATGCTCTTCAAAAATTTTCTCACAACCCGCTGACTTGAGCGCCGTTAGTTGCAATTCAGTGTCCTGGTGGTTTGTTGATACTCGGGCATAACCGTAAATCATGGGATTTCTCCTGTTATGAAAACAGGAGAAACGGCGAAGCATCACCAGATTTTTGATGGTTATAAAAAAGGTTGCTTTAAGATGGGCGTGGTCACCACCACATCATCAAAGTGGAACGCGCTGGGAGCGTACCGCTGCAGAATGGGGCATCTCATTAAGCAGTTGATTACTTCCATTGCGAGTGATTCAATAGATATTGAAAATTCACCCGAAGAGAAAGAAAATGCAAGGAAATAGAATTGACTTTGTCAATACTTTGAGAGGATTTGCAGCATTAGCCGTTGTTATTGCTCACTATACTGGTAATTTTTGGTCAATGCGAACAGCAGTAGCAAGTCTTACAAATGCTCCTGAATTACCATCTGAAACATATGCTTGGCCTAGTTATCTTGTATGGCTCCATGCCTTCCCTTTGTTTAACTGGGGGGCTTTCGGCGTTGCTATATTTTTCATCATTAGCGGGTTTGTCATTCCACTCTCGCTACAAAAAATGACATTTCACGGTTTTTTATTAAGCAGAATCATTAGAATAATACCAACATATATTATTGGTTTTACTATAACGCTTACAGCCATATTGATAAGCAGTAAATATTTTTCAGTGGAATGGCCATTTAATAACAAAGAAATATTGATTCACTACATCCCTGGAATCAGAGACTTGTTGTACTCCAGGAGCATTGATGGAATCATTTGGACACTGGAGATAGAAATGAAGTTTTATCTCATTTGCGCTATATTAATAGCAGTATTTCGCAAGCACTCCATAAAAGTTTTCATTACCCCGCTTATTCTTTTTTTGTTTGCTCTCTATATTAACAAGGTTGCTCCTGAATGGATTAACTCCAATATATCAGCATTCCATCTTGCCATGGCATACATGTTTTTTTCTCAGTATATTATTTATATGTTTATCGGAACCATGTTTTATTATATGTATTGTGGTTATATAAATGCCAACAAGGCTTATCTTGGAATCGGCATATTATTTACTTTATTCTGCATTCTTTGGTGGGCTGGTCCATATTCAGCCAGTATAAATGTCGCCTGGAGCTATGCATTTGCGCTTTTGGTCTTTGCTTTTGCTTATGCTCACCCAAAATTATTTAAATCCAATAGGTTTTTTGATTTTTTTGCCAACATAAGCTATCCGCTATATATTATCCACGGGGTAGCTGGGTATGTCGCCCTTCGAATTTTACTTGAAATGGGGTTTAAAGCATGGGTATCTCTCTTAATTGTGACTTTTTCCATTATATTTTTGTCATGGTTAATACACATCTTGATTGAATCCCCTTCTCAGAGAGCAGGCAAGCGCCTCGTAGCTAAACGAGGTAGGCCATTAAAAAAAACAGCGCAACCAACCTAATAGATCTTATCAAGTAAAGGCAGCTGCTCTTATTATACAAGAGGTGCACTTTCTTCGAGTGCACCTCCTCTGAAAAACAACTTTATAAAATTATTTTCATCGCCATATTATTCATTAATCACCCATCTTACGGAGTAATAGGCCAGCTAATCTCTGCATCAGTGTTAGCGTCAATCCTGCTCAGCAGCACACGGTATTGTTTCCACAGAGGCAACGTGGCGGATTCTGCATCTGTAGCCATACCCAGATCGACGGCATCCTGTAGCACACCAATTTGCTGCGTTGCTTCATTCATCAGCGAATTTTTCATAGCGAAGTTATTGGTAATTCGCAGTTGTTTTGCTGCTGCTAATTCTTCATCGGTCGGAGTTGGCGCACTAAAAACGCCATTGACGTAATGCCAACCGATACCCATACCTTCAGTAGAGAGAATGGCGCTGGCTGATTCAGGCCATTCTGACTTGCCATCCCAGATAACAATATTTTCTACGATGCCATTTTTGATAATTGCATAGTTCATTTACGCATACTCCATAACAATAACCACACCCGCAGAGCCATTACCGCCATTAACGTTTTGATTTCCACTGATTGTTGCCGCGCCATTACCACCCGCACCATACCCACCAGGGCCAGAAATAAAGCTGCCGCCGCCAAGACCGGAACCTACAGTCCCTCCGACTGCTGTTGGGGTTGCCATCACACCGGTTAGCCCGGCGTACCCGTTGCACAAAATGGCACCCACGGTCGAAGTGCCACCCTGACCGCCCATGCCACATGACGCAGAGGAGCCTGACGCAGTGCAGCCGTTGCCTGGCTGGCCTCCACTTGCTGAGAGATAAGAGCCAAAAGTCGTCGTACCACCCTGCGTGCCATTGGTCATCGTCGAGGCAATACCGCCATTACCACCCGCACCAATCGTGACAAGCACGGTTGATATTGCAGACAGGTTAAAGAGACCCCGTGCCATTCCGCCGCCACCGCCCCCCCCCCCGCTGCGTTATAGTTTCCTGTGGAAGTTGCCCGGCCGCCGCCTCCACCGCCCCCAATAGCGATGACATCCGCGAACATTGCTCCGGGGGTTTTGGTGTAAGTGCCAGACGTCTTGATTATCTGCATGCCAATCAGACGACCGACTGCGCCGTTATTTACTAAACCAAGGTTTGTGAGAGCCGTAGAAATCGCCGCTGCACCATCTGATTTGATATCGGCAAATGGGTTTGCACGGCTCAGTGTGAGTTTTTGAATGGCTTTTAAAACCTGAGTCATATCGTTAATGTCGAGCGCCAATCCTGCTGACTCTACGATATGCGCTAACTCTTCCTGCATGGCATTAAACGCTGCTGCCCGCAGCCTCGTTGCGGCAATACCACCAGCAACACTTCCATCAGTATATTTGCCATCCTGCGTTGCAGTGGCTTCGACTTGCCCGATTCGGAGCATAGTTAATCCTCACTTAGTGTTAAGCGATAAAATCAGAGGGGGAAATATCAGTTATGAATAATTGAAAATGATGTTCAGATGGGATGGGGCAATTTTGTTGATTGAACACTCCAGTTGTTTATTGCCCCACGATGCGAGCGGATCTCCGCAGTAGGACGCGCCAGCAAGCGAATACTTGATCGTTGTTTGTGGCGCATTTATCCGCCAGGTAAATGGCCACTCGTCACCGTTAAGCGCATCACCGCATACTGACATGCCACTCATAGCGGGCCGGAACTGTGTGATAGTGATGGTATAACCAAGAGCTGCAGCCACCCAGATGTAATAATCGCGGTTCAGGCCGCCGGTGCTGATTAACTTTGCCACCACGGCGCGCTGGCGATCGCTGACGCCACCGGATTCACCAATCGCACAATCATCTGGTAACCCCAGAGAGCTTTCCCATTCTGACAACATTACCGTCGCTGTAGGGGGAAAAGCACCAGTAATCAGGCTTTGCGCATCGTTGTCAGAACGCTGAAACGCGCTGCCCAGTGCCCGTAATACCGCAGCCTGTACCGTTCTTTGCGACCGGGGCCACGCCCTGCCCGTCGGTAGCAGCGCACCAAGCGCACCGGCATAATCATTTTTTGAAAAGAGGCTCATACAAAATTCACCCCGCCAAGCACCGGAATTTCGCCAACAGCAAAGGTGATATTGGCCGTCGGAGAGTTAAGAATATAGCCCGTCGTGCCGCTAACACCGCCGATACTCCCGTTAATATCAGAGAGGTAAACTTTCCCGGAACCATCAGGGTTAGCTTCATCAAAAAACAGCGCCGTCAGCGCGTCTTTTATCCCCTGAACTGTGGTGCTGTCGGCATTTTTGATCCCAGAGATTTCAATATTGATGACTTTCTTGATCGGGGAACATACGAAAACAATGGCAGTGTCTGTCTGCTGCGGATAGATGTGGTCGGCGACAGCGAGCTGGTCTCCGGTGGCTTTAACAGCCCCCCAGTCCTCAAGTTGGGATATTCCGTCGGTACCGACCGGAAACCCACCATTGTCATTCCGATCACACATGATATACACGCCAACGGTCCCGGCCCCGTTCAGACGCCGCTTTACCCACGCGCGGGTGACGCCCGAAACCTCAAGCGCCCATTTTTTATAATCGGCGTCGCTTCCACCCTGAGGCGGATTCTGCCATGCCAGCAAGCCACGACTGCGAAAATCCTCTTCCGTTTCAATATCGGCTCCGCCGGTCGCAGCGGACAGTAACGTTACCTGTGGATCCACGCCAGCAATATTCGCGTCCAGGGTCATTATGGTCCCGGCATCAGCGTTACCGCGCGCGCCTCCACCCGTTACATCACTGGTAATATCCGGCAGTATGGCCGTCACCGCGACGATACCAAATCCATCTGCCTGAATTTTAAGATCTGCATCCGTCCGGTACTGGTATCCGTCCCCGCGGTTAATGATCGAGCCAACAGGGATAATACAGTCAACACTGCCACTAGCCTGTACCGCAGGCGACTTCGCCGCTGCAGCTGGTTTTCTGAATACCTGCTTAAGGGCCATCCACCCGGCGAGATACTCATCGGTAGAGGTAAACGGGTTTGTCTGCAGGGCAATATAGTCAAGGTAGGCGTAATGCAGATGCCCCATCCCCGCATCCATGTCAGCCAGTACCTTCAGGTTCGCGAAGCGCAGGAGCGCACCAACATCCTCAAGCTCCGCCTGCATAAATTTCCGGTTTCCGTCGCGGAGTTCGCTCAGCGTCGGTCGTTTAAACGGCATATTAACGTTGCTCCCATATCCAGTAAAACCTGAATTCCTGCCAGTCCTTCCCCGGTGCCTGATAGCGGATAATGAGATTGAGCCGGTCAGGCAGGACGATCCTTGCAACAGGAATAACCTCGCTGACAACGCCATCAACCTTTAACCAGTTGAGCGCTTCACTCGAGTATTCCTCCGCTTTTTTTGCTACATCCGGGGTCAGTTTTTTCCGCCGTAGCAGCCACAGCCGGGATCCCAGTTGGGATTCCTCCCCGGAATCCCCCCACCAGCCGCGGCGATCGCTATCCTCATAATCATCGTCAGCGCGCGCCAGCCTGTCGGTAAACAGGCTGTCCAGTATTGCAGTCTGTAAATCGTTCCCCGTGGTGAGTTCACCCAGCCCTTTCTGCCAGTCAGCAAACATCTCATCCACATTCCAGAATGAAGCGATGTCACTCATGTCACCTGATCCTCTGTTTTTTGGCTGCGGATATTGTCATTGCCACTCTGGGCATTTTTAACCACATGATCATGGTCATTATGTGCATCCCGCAGCTCTTTCAGTGTTCGGGTATTGGTTTCACAGTTATCAACAATGTCACCCGTGCACCTCAGGATCGGGGTATTTGCAAGGATCCCCTGGCTGGCATTGATGGTCACGTTAGTGGCGTTATTGACCTCAACATTCTGGCCCTTTGCATCCAGGAAGATCCCCTTCTCCGTCAGGAGAATATTAAGGCCCCACTGGTTATACATGACCGTTTCGCCCGCTTTCAGGCCTGTATGACGGAACCCCTGATGGTTGGACGCAATTACCACCGCGCTGGAACGATCACCGCCAATAAAAGCCAGAACCACGTCAGTCCCTGACGGCAGGCCGGATGAAAAGCCAAATTCTGCCATCCGCGGAGCGCTGGCCACCTCCAGCGGAGTCTGGTACTGGATAGACTGCACCACCCCACCATCTTTCATAGCCGTGATCCGGCCAATCCCCAGCATGCCGGCGATCCTGGTCGCTGCATGTTTAAATAGTTGCTTCATGTATTGAATCCCGCCAGGTTCTGGTAGAAGGCATATGGCTGAACGGCGAATGCTTCAGGCGGCATCAGCGTCATGCGTGCATGGGTGCCGTAGTCATCGCGCATATAGGTGACTTCTGCCAGTAGCAATTCAGTCTCCGGCAACCGTAAGGTGGGAAGATCAACGGGGATCAATGTGTTTGGTTCCCACAGTTTCCCGCCTTTATCCCGCCAGGAATCGATGGTTACCGAGAGCTGTTTTGAACGTCCGTACCGCCGGTTCATTTCCCAGTCGATCGCACTTTGTGCCTGTTGAGTAGCCATCAGGGTACTTTCCACAATCGATATATGTTTTCGGTACCGCATACGGGCGGCCTCCGGATCTCTCGCCGTTGCCAGAGTCACAGCGTCATAGGCCGTATCAGGCGAATACCCTGCAATTGGAGAAACGCTCATTGATACACCGACATAATCTGAAAACCTGTCAGCCATCGATTTGCGGTAGTATGCCTGCTCGACATTTACCCCTTCGGCTATCCCACTCGCCGCACGACGTGTTCCCACCCGGGTCAGTAACAGGTTTCCATCGGGCTGATCGTAGTAAAGCAGAGCAGACCATCTGGCCACCCGATCGATGACTTCTTGCGGAGACTCACCCCAGTTCAGAGTGAACTGGGGTACCTTCACAAGTTCATCAACATCCGTGGTTACGGTGATGCCGTAGTAGGATGCCAGGCGAGAAGCAATTTCAAGCGCATTACTGGCATTAATGACGTTGTTAGGCCACTCAGCTGAGCAATCCACCAGGTCCTGACATTTGCTCCTGCCCGTGGCGCGGACCTCATGGCGGGAGCGCGATAGTGCGGGTTCCCAGTCATCAACATATCCCGTCAGTGTCAGATCATCTCCGATACGAACTTCACAAGACATTCCCTCTTCAACGAGTTGACGATCTTCGTTGCCAGGGAAGTAATCCATTAGCCCAAGATCGAAATCAGAGGGAAAACGCTCAATACCCCGCGTTACCCGGACAGAATCCCACCCCTCGATGATTTTGCCGTCGACCGTCAAAGAAACAACATCCAGATCGCTGTCTGCATTCATTGCCTCAGTACCTTCATGGTTGTCGGCATAAACGCCGGATGCGGTACGCGCGCTTCCTGTACCAGTTCATCTGCACGGGTGGCATCCTGGTATAATCGGTTTGCCAGCGTCAGCGCCGGAAGCGGCTGAGCGGTAGTAACCTGCAGAAGCTCGCTCAGACCAGAAGCACGCTCACTCATCGTAGAAAGGAATGCCGATCTGACGGCGAGAAGCGCGTTATACATATCATCGTCCGCGCGGTCTCCAGCCAGAACCAGCGCCGTATCAAGTTGCACAGAAACTCGTTGAGTTAACTCTTCTGCCTCGTCTGTACTGGCTGGTCTGGAGTCCGCAGCGGCACTGGTCATGGCACCAGTACATAGCACAACAATCAGCGTGTTCATGGTCGCCGAAATCGCTTTGCTGCTGTCGGACTGCTGGTACTCCGTGCTGATTGAATTAGCCAGTTTTTCCAGCGCTGTGATTCGGTCATTAACGCTGCCGGCGCTGTTAAGAATTGCGTTTACCACGTCGGCGACGCCCTGGACAAACTCATCAGGTGTGTTGGAGCTGCTAAGCTGGCTCGACCTGTCGGTAACATTTTTCCGGTCCATTACCGACTGGGCTGTTACCTTGTCAGCCAGTGCTCTCTCATCATCCACATCAGCAACTGACGATTTGCCAGCAACAGCAGAGGAACTACCGCCCACAGAGCCTTTACTGTAACGTCCGTACCGGGTATTCCCGAACGTGGAGTTCAGGACATTGCTGAGATTCGTGACCTGACTGATGGTGCTGTCAACCATGTTAGTCCAGAACGTGACCGTGCCTCTGATGGTGTTTATAGCCTGTGTGACACCGCGGATTTCACTCTTAACTCTGGCAATCGTGCTCAGCACAGCAGTGCTGACCAGTTTCAGATAGTTGGTTTTCACCGTGGCGCCTGCAACGGTACTGCCCGTGACAGCAAACACTTTAAGCCCTGATTCAATTGCCATCAGGGTAAATTCAAATACTCGCCCGTTCTCCATCGAACCGGAAATACGCAAACCATTCTCAGGGATGGAAACCGTTAATTCGCCCAGTGTCGGATGGACAAGCGTACCGCTACCTTTTTGTTCACAGGCTTCAATCAGTGACTGGCGCTGCGTGATAGCATCGCCGCCGCCGTAAACCTGGCTGTTCTGGATCAAGAAACCGCGAATAACAAATCGCCGTGTTGCCCGCCCGATATCCTCTATCCAGGCTGTATCACGGTAGGGATATTCATGTACCGCCTGGCGTCGGCCGTGGCTCCCTTCCTCAGCAACAATTGCAAATGGCACACCTCTGAATGAGCTGGGCCGTAACTGCCCCTGCCAGTCATCGCTGGTATCTCCCCCCAAAAGAGAAGTTATTGCGTCCTGTGAACCGCCCCGGAA